AACTTTACCGTCTAAAAGTAAATCAAATGTATTAGCCGCTTGATGATGTCTTAACGTTATGTTGTGAAATACTGTTGTTCCGAGTGTTACGTTGTAATCGTTATATGTTACTGACCCATTATACGAAACACATCTTAACTTTTTGACTCCTGCTACATCAGCATATTCAAGACCGTGAATAACACCATTAAATAACTGGTGGAACAAAAATCCATAAGTATTAGTAGCAGGTTCAGTTGCTACCTTAAAGTTAATTGAGATTGTATAGTCCGTATTGTTTGCTAACGCAATATTTGCATTATAAAAACATTTTGCAGAATTCGCCGCTCCTAAATCTCCACCGTTATTGATTAAGGCAGCCGCAAATGCAGTTGTTCCTGTGTTAGTAAATGTGTAACCATTACCAGAAGAATCCGCAGCATTTCCGCTACTTTCGTCAAATTTAAGATATACTTTTAGATTATCTGTTAAAGCCATTTATATATTATATTTACTAACATCGATGTCCTCATTACTCATTACTATTCTGTCGTCTGGGAGTATGTAGTTGTAACTTAATCCTTTTTCATTCTTCCAACCGAATACATATATTTTTATCTTCCTCTTATTTTCAGACATATAATCTAAAACTATGTTTCTGTAAAAATGAAACAACTTCATACCGTCCTTGACTTCTATGTCAATCCTTTTCTTTAAATCTGCGTCATCTGGTTTATACATTGAAAACATTACTACATCTTCCTGTTTTATTTCAGCGAATCTGTGGAATAAACCGTCATCTCCGAATTGTTTTAATTCTGTGCCGTCTTTATAGACAACACCCCATATCCACTTCTCAAGTTCTGCTTTTATTTCTATTCCTTTTTCATCTACGTATTTATATTCCATGTTTATTTAATTAAAATTCCCCTGACTTTCGCCGGGGAATTTTGCATTGTATTGCCCGAGCGAGTCATTGTATTGACCTATTAAATTATTCTTCCTTTTTCCTATCTGCACCCCTTTTCAATGCGGCCTCCGATACTTTTGAGAACCGTCCATTTGTAAGTGCATTTTGGTGTTCTACTTGCGTTGGTTTGAATCCTGTCTTGCATTTATGCTTCAAGTATTCGTACCCTCCGCCAGAAAAACCACATTGTCCGCATTTAGCCATATTAAGCTGTTTCGTCGTACTGATAATTCATCGTAGAAGTTGAACCTGCTGTTGCAGATGAATCTACTTGTATCTGATGAACTAAGAAGTCAGAATATGCTTTTGTAGCGTCAAATCCTGCCGCTAAAATTGAACCTGCCAACGATCCATCAATACCTAAGTTTGCTGTTGCAGGGACTGATGAAGGCATTGCTTGTGTCGCCGGTGTTGAAGCTGTTGCGACTGGTGCTACGTATGGTTTTCTCGCATACGAAGTTAATCTTGCGTTTGTAACGTGAGTATGTGTTCCTCCTATTCCTAATGCTCCAGTTCTCCAAATCTTTAAATTATCAATCTTTGAAGATGTTCCAATTGCTGTAACGTGAATTTTCTGATATTTCTCATAAGTATTTGAGTTTGGAACTATAGGATATGCTACTGGATCCAAGTTAACTGCGTCTGTTGAACCCATATTTGAGTTCGTAATGTTGTGAGTTGCCTCACCTGAAATAACGAAAGTCTCGCCCGATGCCATAATATCTGCTGAAAGTGATAGCTGTGTATCACTGTCCTTTGCAGTGACGTAAGCATAAGTGTCATCTGTACTGTTGTAGACTTCATCTCCAACGTCCACTGCTGCGGTAAAACCTCCTGTTGCATAGACTAGTTTACCCGCTGTTGTTCCTGATGCGTTTCCTGTGATATGCACCGCACCATTCACTTCATCTATTTCAACTGTTGCTGCTGCCATAATAGTTTTTAATTATTTTTTATAAAATCGACTCTGGTAAGGATCTGATTTGCAGGTCCCCTTTCGGAGACCCACTATCAGACCCCTACCTTAAATTTAAGATTCGTGTGCCTGAGCTTCAAGAACTGTCATTGCTTTTGGCAATGCAACTACATAACCAACTCTTTCAACGACTCTTAGAGCAATCATATCTTGTTCTGCAAGATTGATAACTGTTGAACCGTCTTCGTCTGTTACTGTTGCTTGATCTAGCATTTTAACTCTAAGCTGTTGCTTATCGCCAAATACTGCACCTTGCTTTAGGTTACCGAACAAAATGTATTGATCTCCTGTTGTAACATCTCCTACTGCAGGGAAAGCGTCTGATGTTTCTACTGGATAGTTCCAGATAGTTGCAGGAAGTCCTTGTCCTGGGTTCTGGTAAATGTACTGTCCATCAGATCCCTTAAGTTTTCTGATTATTGACAATATTGATCTGTGCATATAGAACTTTGCACCTGTTAATGCTCCAGTTGGAGTTGCGTCGATCATATCGAGCAAATCATCTGCCGTAAGTTGATTAACGTCTCCTGATGCCTGTGTTACGAGGTTTACATTTGCGTTATTCAAGATACCTGTCCATGGTGTACCTGTTCCTGCGAAGAACTGAATATCTTCTTCCTTTGAAACAGCTTCTGCGAATAATTGACCGAGAAGTTGAACGATGTCAATTGCTGAATCTTCCAATATTTCTTCTGTCATCGGAACGATAGCTGCTAATTTCTTTAGAGTCTGTGTGATAACGCTAAATGAAGGAGCTGTTCCTTGTTTCTTTTCCTTTTCACCTGTCCACTTAACTGTTACTGATGTTCCAAGTGTTGGAATTGTTCTTGAGTTTCCAGGGCCAGAGAAAGGCAAATAAAGCATTTCTCGTCTTGCTAAACCGTATTGTTTTTCTGAAATTCTCAATACCTCTGCCATAAGTTCTGTAGGAATCAAAAGACCTGCCTTGACATCATCTGTTGATGAGTCTGACATTGACTTTTGTCTTGCACTTATCGCCTTTAGAGTTTCAAAATCATTTGAAAGCAAAGCTCTCATAAACTCTCTTGTTTCTTTTCCTTTTACTTCTTTCTTTTCTGTTACTACATCTATGGCCTGCGCTCTCTGTTCTTTTACTCCTTTCATAAACTTACCGACAATTTCGTCTGCCATTCCGTTCACTTTTCCAGAGATAGCTTCTGTAACTGTCTTTCCAACCAAAGCTTTTAGAGCTTCTACGTCCATTTCTTTTTCGCTAAGGGCGTCTGCGAATTTAGTCTTATCCTCTGCTGTCAATTCAGAAACGTTTCCTTTTATGAAAGCAACTTCTGCAACTGTCAAATCAGATGGATTTTTTGCTAGTATTTCTTTTATGTTCATCTTAATTTTTTATTAAACTATTAAAGTGTTTTCTTCAAACCTAACAATTCCCTTACGGCTTTGTTAAGTAATTTAATCGAGACTTTTTTTTGTCCGACCGCTTGTGCGGCGTGTTCGACCTTTGAACCAACTTGGTTATCGGTTTCCGTATTGGCTTTCAAGACCTCGTTTAGTGTCTCTATCGCCTTACGTATGGTTTCATTATTTGATTTGGAAATAGCCTCTACAGCTTTTTCCGAGCATGCTTTATCACACATGCTTTCTGCCATCGCAATTGCCTGTTCTTGTGTTATTGACGGATCATCTGCCATTATCTCTGGAATCTTTCTTGATACGCATTGATTTTTTGTTTCATCGTCCATTCTGCACATTGGAGATTTAGTTTCTACTTTCTTTTCGTCTAAATCTTTTATGTTTATTCCCTTGCTCTTTGCTAAAGCTAATTGATTTGCCGGTACTGGAACAACTGAAACTTCAAGTAGTTCGTTCTCTATAAGCATTACTACGTTGTTTGCTTCATCTATCTGATATTTGTTATTTATAAATCCTGCTGAAAATGCGTTTAAGTATCCTCCTACCATAAGAGCGAAAGCTGTTGCTGCAAATTCATATTCATTGACTGCAAATTGCATTTTACCTGCAAGATTTCCCTCGCTGTCTGTTCCTATCTCTACCATTTTTGCTATAGGGAACGTATCGTGTTGGTGCGCCCATAATACAACTGGATTTAATTTATAGTTATCTGTTTTCCAACCACTTTGTATTACTTTCTCTCCCTGTCTGTCTTCAACTCCAGTTGAGAACACACCCTCAACTATATGATTTTCTTGGTCAACCGATTTGACTTTGAAATAAATATTTTTCTTTTCCTTATTTGAACTTAATAGTTTCTTATTCATAAAATTATTATAGCATTAAAAATTATTGTCAACAATTATTCCAAGAAAGCAGGTGCGATAACACATCTGCAATTTGGTTCTGATGGATACATAAGACCGTTAGAAAACTTTTCGTCTAATGGTACTATCTCGCCGCCAACTCCTACTGGCATATCTTCGTGTTCGTCTCTAACCCTTGCGTCTCCTGAATTTATCCACTCTTTACCTGTTGTTACACCAGATTGTCTAAATGCCTCTAGTAACCCCTCATTGTTCGCAGCCGTCGCCTCGGTACGAGCAATTAACTCACTTCTAGCTACTGTAAATCCATCAAATAATTCTCCTACTCTTGTTGTCAATTCTGCTATTCCCTCACCTGCTGAAATTCCCTCTGACAATGTTGTTGATAGTGCGTCGTATGTTGTTCTATTGATTGTTTCTGCAAAGAAACTAGCTCTCTTAGCTAAAATTTTCTTTGTCTTTTTTGTATCTGTAAAATCTTCTTGCGGTGCGATCATATCCATTGCGTCTATTCCTGCGTCTTTTAGAAACTCCTCCATGTAAGGTGTTATAAAACTTACAGCGAGTTTTTCTTCCTTTGCTTTATCAAATATGTTTGAAACTTTTATATTTATTTTGTCTGCCTTTTCACCTTTAATTTTTTCAAGCACTCTTTCTTTCTGTTCTATAAAATATGTATCAACCGAATCTTTTAGTTTATTTGATTTAGTATCTATGGATTTATTAACTAAATCTGCATATGCTTTCTTTGATTCCGGTGTTGTTAACATCGATCTCTTTTCTTTTTTCTTTTCAGACTTCTTTACTTTTTTACTGAGTTTTGACTTAACTTCTTTTTCTAGTTCTTCAAACATTTCAAGTTTCATTTTGAACATTGATCTACCTCTAAAATTATAAGGTACTGCTTTAATTGCCTTTTTGTATTTGTTTACAATTTCCTCGTTGTCATCGCTGTTATCCATTACTCTTTTGAATAACGATTTCTGGTCCTGTGAACTTAATCCTCCCATTGGAGTATTCATTATCGGCATATAGAAACTCCAACCTCCTCTAAGTGGTGGTAATCCCTCTCTTTCTCTTACCTCGTTGATTAGTAAATAATTATTTGTAATTCCCTCGCTGTATTCTTTTAATTGCTGTTCTCTGTTTGCAGGTGCAGGATCTACATATCCCAATATAAACTCGTCTCCGAAATCTTGATATGTCATTTCCTCATTTATCTTTTCAACAAGTCTAGATATTTCTGGCTTAATTGTTTCAGCAAGGAATATCTGCATAGCGGTTTCAGAGTTTGCTCTATTTACGTCATCAACTATTGAAAGTAAAGGCTTAGGAACTTGAAGTGCTACAAGAATATCGTCTCTTGTAAATTTAAGAGATTCTATATAATCCATCTCTTTTTGAGATATGGATATAAGTTGATATTCAAGTCCTCCGTCAAGTATCGCTATCTTTGAACTATTTTTTACTCCTTGATTTCTCTTTCCCCAACCATCCCTAATATCATCTTTTTGTTCCTTGGTTAATTGACTTTCCTTGTTCTTTATAACTGCGTCTGGTCTTGCACTATTTAAGAAAAAATTCTTTTGAAAATCTGTTGCATATTGTTCTGTTTGAACTCTACTTGCTGTTGGATGAAGTGGCCCCATTCCCATATACATTGAAAGTGGATCTGGATATTTAAAATGTATAACATCTTCTGTTCTTAGAATTACTTCTGTTCCGTCTGATTTTGCAAATTTATATCCTGCAATAAAATTAACTGGATCAGTTATTATTGACATCATATCTGGTCTCAAATTCCAAAGTTCAATAATCTTTCCTCCCTTGTTTCTTACTTTGAACCAGAAAGCGTCTCCTGTACATTTTAAGTTGATTACAGTTGTCTCAAAAAATTCTGCCTTTGTTTGAAAAGGATTCGGTTTGTATAACAAGTCAAGTAATGGATGACTATATATTTCTTTCTGATCTCCTTTAGAATTAAGAACTTTAAACATCTGCAATTCTATACTTGCGGTCTTAGTCGCTATCTTACTGATACACGCAAAAACATACAAAGATTTTCTGTATGTTTCTAGCATTCCAGTTTTAGATAGTTCTGGTGCTAATAGTTTTGAAAGTAATTCTAGTCCACCACTTACAGTAGTTTCTCCGTAGTCTTTTTTCTTTCCAAAAATAGTTTTGAATATTCCCATGTTTATTTTAATTAGTTATAAACTTTTATTAAAATAATTATAGCACTTTAAAATAAAGCAACAAGTGATGATTACAATTTAGTCAAGGTCTACATAACTCACGCCCGCGAGCGGTACCTTTCTTGCCTGCCAAGCCATTGCTCTAGACATCATTCTGTCGTCGTGTTTTCCTTTAGGCGCTTCTGCTTTGTTATTGTCGTTATAAATTATATTTATAAGTTCGTCTTGTGCCTCTGGGTATGATTCTATCAAGTCTACTTTTCTATACGCCTCCTCAAGTTGAGATACCATTACATCCCTATTTGCTCCAGTATTCCATTCCTTGTATCTAACTCCAAGTAATTTAGCTTTTTCTATGTGTGCCACTCCTAGTCCATTTTTTTCTATATAAAGCGTAATATTAAAAGTCTTGCATATCTTAGCCACCTTATCCCAGAATACATTTATCGGGTCTGTTGAAGTTATCTCAAATATTACTGCCGACTTTCCTGTCTCCATATTTGAATCTATTACAGAAAAGCAATGATTGTCTCCACCCTCTTTACCCTCCGCGCAGTCAATAGCCGCAAATAATCTTTTTAATTTAAAACTTGTTTTCTTTTCTTCATTCCATTTGTTCCTAACACACCAATTATCAAAATCATTTAATGCTATCTTTCTACTTGTATCTAGAACTATTCCCGAGAATACAGTTCTACCAGACTGTAAGAAACAACTGACATCATCCTCCGGGTATTCTTGATAGAAGTTCTGTCCCTTATCCCATATCTTGTATCGTCTCCACTTTAACATTCCAGGTGTAAGCGTAACATCCCATTCTCTTTTTGCTCTGTCTAATATCTTAGCTTCTTCTTCCGTTAAATTATTCATAAACTCATTATCCGGTATCTTTATCATTTCTTGAACGCTTACCGATAACCCATTCCTTTCTTTTTCTGTAAATTTGTTAACGTCAAATTCATCGTTCATAAACCAAGGTATAAAAATAGGAGTATATGAAGATAATCCTGCCTTTGCTTTCTGCCACCTATCATAAAATTCATTTCTTCCGTTAGGAGTTGTTTCTACGTCTATCTGCCCAAACTCACAGGCGTCTTCAATTCCTCCTAGTATTCTCTCCAGTTCTGAATAAAACGCTGCCTCCGATAAATGAGCGCGGTCAATTGTATCTCCTCTACCAAAAGCTTTAGATCCTGCCGTTCCTATCCAGTACGAACTATTCGTTCTTGGAAATCCTATCTCTGTCTTTGAGCTTATTGAGATTGTCGGCTTAGGGTCCATATTGTCTGCAAACGCTCTTACACTAGCAAAAAGCCTCTTAGTTGATTCCTTTTCGTGAGATATGATAACTGCATTGGTTGGCTTCCTTAAGCAGTCTACGGTCTGGTCCGCGTCGATAATCTTACTTAGTCCTCCTTGTCTAAACTTGAGCACCAGATTTCTCCTCGTTCTTTTCATCCAATAATATAGCTGCACCCGATTCAATACAAACGGAACCATTCTCCCCCTTTTGTTCCTTATTTTGAAGTGCTTCTCTATTATCGTTCTGTTGTTCAATTGTTTCTTCATTGTCATATACTTCGTTAGTGTCTCTCCATTCTCCCTCGACTATTAAATCTTCTATTGATTTTTCACCTGCGAGTGGAGCAACGACCTTTATTTTTGGCATATAGCCAGGGTGTTTTCTATCTAAAAAGTATCTTATCATTGTACTATCTCCCTCAAGTATTTTCTTGTTCATCTGTTGTTCTACCTTATTTAATTTGTCGTTTACACATTCTCTTATTCTTCTATTAAAAATAGGGTCTTTCTTCATCCAATCGTAATATGTATCGTTATTTATTCCTGCCATTTCTGCGGTGGCGTCAATAGAACCTAGTAATTTCTTATAAAACGAGATAAATAACTCTTTTTTTATTCTAGTCCTTTCTTGTTCTTTTTTATCGGATTCACTCGGATTTCCTATGTTTTGATTAACCCCAGTGTTTACTGAGGTTTTTATTTTATATATCAATTGTCTATTTTCTATTCCCATAAGGCTTTGGCGGATTCGAACCACCAGTCTTACATTATAGCAGTTAGCTATAAAATGTATGTTCTTATTCATTCGGCGCTTATTTTCCTTAGGTGGAGGGGTTAAAATGCTCCCTTATCACTACCATGAATATTACCATTGAACTATTAGCCATCTATGGGGAGGTCCGTGAAAACTCCCCATATGTTTGAGAAAGATTTGTAAAGTCTTTCTCCGTAAAAAAAGCTCTGACCGAGCTCCTGCTTTATGAGCAGGGTAGGGGCGGCGACTTATTTAGATCATCTTATTCAGTCGCCATCCGAAATAATCGCCTAGGTGCTTCCTATAGCTATATCTTCTTGCGAGAGTTTAATCACTTCCCACGCTGGATGTTTTTCTGCCCCAACTCTACTAGTAAATATAATGAACTGTGTTTGATAGGTGTATATCTCGTTCTTTTCACACAAGGGTTTGCTTACGTGGAAAGGTTATTCCCCGAAAATTACTATTACCAGATAATTCTCCTTACTCCTCTGATATACAAGTAGGGTGGGACTTATACCTACCAAGTACAGTTCACTATTTAATTTTAAAGAACTATTTAACCATTTCCTGACGTCTTCCACACTTTTCACATGTTCTCCCGAATCTAAATGTACTGTATTTCCATTTATGTAATCCTATTCTACATAAAATATATCCTCTTATCCAACCGCGGTATATTGTTACCCATTTATTTTTCATATCTTTTTCTTTAAAAATATCTCCTCCAATTGCATAAGATTATTCAATACTATTTCTATGTCTCTTTTTGACATATGTGAACTTCCTTGTATCAACATAACTATTGTACTTTGTTTTACCCTGCTTTGTTGAAATTTCTTCATCGCCTTTGCTATTTCAATTATTGATTGTTCCAATATTTCTATTGGTGTTGGTTCTTCTCCATCCTTTTGTATTGTTTTAATTTTTTTCTCCATAATTTTATAATTTAATTGCCTTTTCACCTGTTAATTTCTCCCACCTATTTATAATCACCTGACAAAAAATAGGATCTATTTCGACCAATCTAGCTTTCCTATTTAACTGTTCACAAGCCATTAAAGTACTCCCAGATCCTCCAAATAGATCTAAAACTATATTCCCCGGTGCAGTACATCTCTTTAGCGGCTTTTCGTGTAATGTTACTGGTTTTTGCGTTGGATGTTCATAATCTGTAGTTGTTTCACGTGAGACTGCCCATATATTAAATAAATCTAATAAGTCATCGTGCATTTGGTTACCGTTTCCTATCTCCTTATTCAGTACCTCGTGAAACGCTTTATAATTTCCGTTTAAATAAGGATTTCCTTTTGTTCCGTAAACACAAGGTTCGTATACTTTATTGAAAGCGACTTGAGGTGTTGGATTCTGGTTGTTTTTTATCCACATACAAACTCTCCTGTTTGTGATCATTAAATCGTTGTAAATACTCTGTATCATCCCGATATATCTCTCATCACACCAATAAAAGAAGTGTGCATTCTCTAGTGCATTCTCTAGTGCATTCGATATAGTTTCGTATAAGAAAACTCTATAATCTACATCTGTTTTGTCATCATCATATTTTCCTTGGTATTTTTCTTTGTTACTAAATCCTGAACTATAATTTAATTTGATGTTGTATGGTGGATCTGAATATATGCAATCTGCTTTTTCATCATTCATCATCTTTTTTACATCTTCACTACTTCTTGAATCTCCACACATTAGTCTGTGATTTCCTAACTTGTATATATCTCCTTTTATAATGCTAGTTTTCTTTGCTTCTTCTTTTGCTTTTTTCTCATCAAACTCATCATTTGAAACTTCTATAATATCAAACATGTTTGATATTTCGGTATTATTGAATCCTACATTTTTTAATAAGTCTGGACTAAATTCAGATAGTTTTTTGTCATCCCACTCACCAACATTTTTATTTAAACGTATATTAAGTTTTACTTCTTCCTCTGTTGTAAGCTGTCTATTAGGGACTCTTACATCAATTTCTTCTATTCCTAAATCTGCGTAAATTGTACATCTCTGATGTCCTCCGATAAGGTGATTGTCTAGGTTTATTACAACTGGTTCAACTTCTGAAAACTCTCTTATTGAATTTGTTAGATCTTCTCTTGATTTATCTGATAGTTTCCTCGGATTATATTCCGCAGGTATTAAGTCTTTAACTTTTCTCTTTTCTGTACTCCATACTATCTTCATTTTGATAATTTGCTTAGAAAATCTACAACTATGTTTAATACTCCAATAATTTTATTTTGTAAAAAATCTACTGCCGATTGCAAAGTTCCTACTTTTGTTTCTAAATTAGTGATTCTCTGTTCTGTTACTTCGTCTATAACCGTTTCATTTACAATGACATTTTTTTCTTGGTTATTATTTGCAGTTTTAAGTTGCAGTAATTGCCAGTTAAGGTTATCAATTTGTGATTGTAAACTTCTTGTTGATGATGCAATTCTCCTATCGACTTCGTCTAACTCTTTTGACTGATTAAAACTTGCACTCGCACTTATTGGTGTTAATAAAATAATAAACGCTATACAAAATAATACCTTTTTCATGTTTTTTTCCATATCCTAATTATACTCTTTTTAAATGTTTAGTCTAGCTTCCAAAGACCTCTCATTTTAGGTGTGTCTTTTATACCCTCAATTGTAATATTGTCTATAATATCCCCAGGATTATACATTTTTGAGCCATATGTAAACATTGTTACGGCGTAGTATCTTAATTTCATTGCCGCTCTCCCCGGTAATGTTGATTGTCCTTTACCCTCGTCCATTTCAAACGATGACGGCATTTTAAACTTTCTACCTATCCAGTTTCTAAATTCGTCCTCTGCTACTAGTCCATCGCTTATTGATAACATTTCCCTATCCTTATTTGTTTGGAATATAAATTCAGCAATGTTCATAGCCTTAAAGTCCATAATCTTTACTGGTTCAAGGTGTGCTATATTTCCGTAACAACTCCTCAAAGAATATGCGTGATTTTTGCTTTCTCCAATTATTCCTATAACGGTCAAAAGTTTTTCTTTATCAAAAACCATTGGTCCGTGAATTTCAAAATCTATCGGGCATTCAAATCCTAGTCCGTACAATTTATTTTTAGTATCAATGAGTGATTTATAATAATATCCAGTCTTTGTCGGGTGTTTGTTTATCATTTCTTCAAGTGTTCCACGACTATAATTTTCTATCTTTTCTATGTCCTTTAAAAAGAAAAAATCATCATTCATCAATATAAACTGATTGCTTATCCTTTTGTCTTTACATGCAATTAAATATTTCTTTCTGGCGTTCATTAACTTATTGCTTTCTGAATCTGTAGTCTTTATGTGTATTACTCCAGTCATCCATTCTGGTTTATCTCCTATAATAAAAACCTTTCCGAATTTTAGATATTTTTCTGCACTTCTTAAAGAAAATCTAATCTCGTTGTCTGCCCAACGACTTCCTTTTCCTAATATGTAAACTAAATCAAGTCTATTTTCCATAATATTTGCAATAATAAATTGTCTCACTCCTTACCATTCCTTGAACTTCTTTTTCAATATTCCAGTTGTTTGATCTTAATGATTTTCTGATCATTCCTAAGTCAATATCATTTCTATTAACAGGACATTTTTTGTTTCTTACTCTATAAGTTAAAATCAATGTATCACCGTATTTATTTATTTTGTCTAAGAAATCATTTATATCGTCTATATATTCTAAAACTCCTTGGCATATAATTACATCATATTTCCCTATGTCTGGCGATTCTTTATTCATATCCGCAACAATTGTATTTTTATTCCATTTTTGTAAATCAATTGAAGTATATTTACATCCATTTAAAAACTTTCTTATATTTCCAAGTCCTCCTCCAATATCTAAAACTCTAATGTTTTTAAAAAATATTTCTGCAATTATTTTACTTCTTATATTCCAACCATTTCTAGTTTTTTTTGTCCATGGGTAATCCATAATGTTTTTTGAGTGAATTTATTAAATTATACTGTATATCTTTTAAGTTTTCAATCGGTGGAAATTCTCCATACTCCTGTTCTTTTCTTCCTGTTCCAGTTAAATAATCTCTAAATTTAAACCCCTTTCCTATTATCTTGTCGCTTCCTTTCATCCATTCTGCTTTTATTCCGTATGCCTCTGCAATTATTATTCCGTGAAGTGATGATGATATTATTTTTTTGCAAGATTTTATATCTCTTATAAATTTCTGCCAGTCTTGTTCTACGTCGATGTTCTTAAATTTTAATCCATTTGTTTTATATTTTGAATCAACAAAAATATTTTTATCAACATAATGTTTAACAAAACCTATATCATGTGTTTGTTTTATTTCTGGGTTATATATTATTGGAAGTAATAACGCTGGGTCTCCATAGACTCCTATGTCTCTACCGAGAATTTTCTCTGTAAGTTTACCTCTGACTGCTAAGAAAATACATTTATCTTTATTTAAAAATCTATCTTTTTCACGCATTATTCCAGTTCCCCATACTGTATCTCCATTCTTTAAAGCACTCATCACACTTCCAACTGCTAAAAGCTTCTCTCTATCGTGTCTCTTTGTATATATTACATTTTGACCAGTAAAATATTTTACGATTATAGGCGTAAGTGTGTCTCCGACATTTTTTGATAAATACCAAAATGATTTAATCATTTCCCAGTGCTTTCGTTAATATCGTGAATCGTGGCATAACAATATCCTCTCGGAAGTGTTATAGAAAAGTCTGCGTGTTTCCATAAAGATATATGAGACTCACAATATATAAATTTATAATTTTCTTTGTTTGGTTGATAAAGTGCCATAAATGCAGATCCTTTTCGTGGATTGTATCTATGTAATTCACCAATTATCTTTCTTCCGTTTCTTATGTTTATTGTCTGTGGTTGAAATGATAAATGTAATGATCTTGTTGGATTTCCTAATTTAAATGTTTCAACTTCTTTTAATATTCTTTCTACGTAATTCCTTTCTATCAAGTCATCGCTGTCTAATCCCATTTGTAAATCGTATTTTTCTAAACCGATAACTCTATCCCAACTTGCAAAATCGTGAAAATATTTGAATCTACCGTTAATTTTATATTTAACACTTTCATCTTTTACTTGAAATGTCTTTAATCCTAAATCTTCAAAAAGTTTCTTGTGCCATTCATTACATCGTATGCAAATATCAAATCCATTTACAGTCTGTCCTTTGATTCTTGGTAATACCTTTTCTTTGAAATAATTAAATCTCCATTCAAAACGTTTGTCGTCTTTTCCATAGTGAAACCTGATTATAAAAGCCTTTGTCATATTACTATTTTCTCATATTTATAAAAAAACTCAACATCCATAACCATAAAAACATAGGTATATAACTTGGTTTATGTTTAATAATTCTAGCATTCTCATTCATCATTTCCTTAACATCAGAATTATATTTTAAAATTTTATCTCTTAAAATCTTCCTCATCATTTTATCTTTTTTTTGACTCATTTTATTTTGAAATTATTACTGATACTTTCTTTTAATACTCCTAGACTTTTATTTATTTTTTCCTGTTCTTCTTTTGTTCTGTTTTCTCTTGGATCAATGACTTTATTTATGATTTGTTTAGTAATCTGTATCTTTTTATCTGGGTGTTTTTCTATATCTGATTTTATAAAATTTATCAATGCCGCTTTATAATTTGAATATCTCTTTCCGTGTGCCTTACAGTAATTCTCAACTGCTTCTGCGTTCTGTAAAATTGTTTTAGGTGATACGCAATACTTGTTCATAATTTCTTCAATATCTGTCGCTGGTATTTTTCTTACATATTCTATTGAGTTTTCAGTTTTAGTTTCTTTAGTTATATTTACTTTTTTATCTGGTTTTGTTTCCAAATATTTACCTATCACTTCAATCATTCTATCTTCATTAACTCTGTAGTGCATCGTTGCAGGCATACCTTTTAATTTACATTCCAATACTCCGAGTTTTAGACCTATTCCTCTTGCATTTTCTATCTCGTATCTAGATAATCCAAGTTCGTTAAATAAATCTTCAACTGATTTATAAACCCAACCGTCTGGATCATTTGTTTTTTCTTTCCAATAATTTATCTGATCCCATATCAAAGTTAACTTAACTGACCCAGTTGCTTTTGCAATTACTGGATGAAACGCTACCAATCTTTGAAACAAAGACTTAATAATTGACTCATTCATGTTTTTACCTATTTATTTTACCGCCTAATAAAATTATATCTACTAACATCTGTTCTTAAACTGTTGATTACTAATATTCACATTCGTTCGGTTCTGGAATTGATAGGCCTAGTTCGCAAATATTCCCAGGCGTTGCAGCCCATATTCTAACCTTACGACAATAATCAGAAAATTCTCCTCCGCTCATTTCGCTTGTTCCTGCCGGTATAACTGTTCCGTCTGGCATACCTTTTACATTTCCTACTTTAATCTGTAACCAGTAATGTATATATTCAAGGTCAAATTCTCCTATCTCATCTCCTATAATTTTATAAGGTACTTTCCATAAATAACCGTTAAAATTAGTTTCTTCATCTGGTTGCCCTGATGTTCTTTTTTTGTATTTTTTTGCAATAGTTACTTCTAACTCCTGATCTTCTTTAAAATTATTCAAATATGAATCATAACTACTTTTTTGTCCGTCATTAAATACAAATACTCCTTTCTTCTTTTTCCCAAAGAATTTAGGTTTTATAGACATATATATTTTTCAATTATTTTTTCCCTAACTTCTTTATCTCCGTATTGCTGATTAAGTCTTTCTCTAAGTTTTATAAGATCTAAACATTTACTATATTTCTTTAAAGTTTCATCATCGTGTAATTCTTTTATAACTGGAATTATACACCATTTTTCATTCAATCGTCCTTTATTACCGTATTGATATGTCTCAAAATTGTGATGCCATTCTATTTTTACACCTCGACCTTTAAATTTACCTGTTAAACAACATACCTGATAGAAACTATCTTTCTCCATTTCCTTAATTAACTTATTAGGTATTGGTTTTGTAAAACTCATATTAAAATAATTTACTAGTTTGAGTTTGATAACTAAACTGTTTTTGCCAATAATCTGATGTCCTGTCTTTTACAATGTCTTTGATATTTATTATATCTGTTGATTTTTCAAGTACCACATTCCTAAATGTTGTTACACTTTTTTCTATTGCGTGACTTCCATTTAAAAACCATTTTCCTTTCGTGGTAATAAACCACTCTCCGATTTCATCTCCTTTTCCAACTAGACCGAAATATCTTAATTTTTGAAAATTATTATATTCGTAATTGTTAAATCCAACATCTTTTATTAAGTGTAGATTTTCTTTCTTTATTTTTTGAGATGTTAAAGCAAACTTTTCTAACGAAAATACTAATCCTCTTGATATAGTGTGTCTTGCTTTCTCCATAGACGCTCCACAATTTGGTTTTTTCATATTTATTTATTATTAACTTCTTCTAATAATTACCACTCACCATCTTTTTTAGGCAAACTGTTAAGAATCTTATCTAAATTTATATTCATTCCAACTTCTTCTAGTATTTTTTTAATAACCTTTATTGTTTTAAGCATACAATTTATGTTTTCTATCGCCTCTCTCCTTAACCCTGTGCATTGAGGGCAGTTTTCATAGTAGGCTTTAATCTCCGCCTTAGCCACTTCAACTGCTGATACTATGTGTTGTTGTTCGTGATTTGTTTGATAATCTGTAATAATCTTCTTCTCTTGTTCTTCTAGGGCGGTGTGAATATCTTTTTTAAAAGATTCAAAATCTACACATTCAGGTATATTTCCATAGTATTTATTAAGCTTCTCATCAATTAC